GCGGGCAAGCCATTTCCGGCCTAAGTATCGAACGGAAAATGCTTGACATAGAGTCACAGGTCTTCTCCCAATGTCCGACGGATAGGGACTTGCCGTAGTGTTCGCAGTAGAGATTGGTAAGCAAGCGCTCAATCCCGCCCGGCGGACGCTCGTGGCCTTCAGCGAAAAAGACTAATCATCAAGTACCTTGCCCTGGCCGTCGTAGACGTCGCATTGAGCGAAGCCAAAGGCGTTCCAGACACGTTGAACACCGGCCGCATTGCGGCGGGGACGTCGATATCGAAGAGGACTGATGAAGAACCACGATACAGCTGGATGACGAACAAACGATCACTATTCGTGAGCCGTCGCTGCAACGCACTTTGCGCCGTCACCCGAACGGTCACCGCAACGTGTTACGGGACCGAACGGATGATGTGAGCCAACGTTGGGAGTAGCCGCTGCATTACGTCATCAGACCCAGCTCATTGAGGTGTCGTAGCCGGTTTTCGCTTTCGCCAGTGCCTGGCTGATACTGTCGACCTGATCGTCGTGTCGCGATTGCGGAAACGAAAAGAGCTCGGCTTCCAGGTCTGCAAGCCAGGATGCCCGCTCCGGAAAATACACCTGTTCGGATTCGAACTTCGCCGCCTCGACAGCCAGCCGGGTCTTCTTGTCATGCTCCGGCTTCACGGCGATCACTGAACAGTGCGTCGCCTTCCTCAACTCCGGAATAAGCGCAGTTCCCACCCCACAGTCCTCGATCAGGATCTTGGACGGTCTGTGCACCTTCGCGAAGGCAATCATTCGACCTTTCAGCGCCGGGTAGTCAACCCGGATCCGCATGACATCTATGAGGTAGTACTTGTGTTCGTGCAGCAGCCAGGCTGTACATACTGACCAGTCGTTTTCACAACCGTCCTTGCTTGCGGTATCGAGCGATAGAATGATCCGCGCGGGCCAGTTGTTGGGCGGTAACGTCACGTAGCGCCGAACCCAACTAGCCTTGATCAAACCGCCGCCGAGCGGAATCGGGCGCTGCTGATATTGCGCAGCGAACGTATAGGACCCGAGTTGCCCTTTGATAGATTCCAGGACCTCCATGGGCTCGCGCGTCTTGTGCAGGACCTCACCAACGCGGCGCGAATGGAACGCGTTTTCGCCTATCTGGATTTTTTCGTCCTCTTCCCTTGCGTGCAACCCCAACCCTATTTAGGTGTAATGCTGTTCACACAAAAAAGGAAGTCGCCCCATGGCCTGGACAATTCCGATCCTCGTCGAGATCTGCATCGGCCTCGAAATCAATGGCTACCTGCCGGCCGAATTCTGATCCAAACGCTTTGCAGGGCACGCGCTCTTTCGTACCAGAAGTTGAGGCAGAACATCGTTAAGCTAAACCATCCCTGACTCCCCTAAGCCCCGCCGAAGCGGGGCTTTTCCTTGAGGCCGCTGATGGCGGCCTTAACGGGCCTCTGCAAGCCTGGGGCCTCCCATTCGCCACCTTTGTCGTAGAGTTCCCTAAAGCGGTAGAAGCTGTCGCGGCTGTAGCCCATCATCTTGCAGGCTTGGCTGACGTTGCCCAAGTGCTTGGCAAGCTCCAACAACCCGACTTTGGCACGGATGATCTTTTGTTCAGTCGTCATAGTGGTGCCCTCCAATGCACCGAGGCGGAGCGCTGCGCCAACCCGACCGCTCCGCGCTCTCCACTGATCTTATCCAAACGCTGGATCGACACCGCCGGGGCAATCGCCAGACGATGGAGGTCCACCACGTGGTCTTTATCCCTTTGTGCTCTTAGAACCGGCAGTCGATAAGCTTGGATTCGTTCGCAATCTAATTCGCGCTCCGCGTAATCAGGCGTCGCAATCGGGAGGGCGTTAGCACGCTTCTGCTTAACCAACCCAACTCAAAGTGGAGTCGTAGCCCCTTCCACCATGTTGGAGAGCTAGGCCAATGCTATCCACGATGTCGTCTGTATCGCCGTACGGGTAGCTGAGAAGCTCGTTCTCGACTTGCGACATAAACGAAGCGCCTTCGGGAAACTGCACAACGCCTTCTTTAAACTTGGCCTGCTGTACATAGAGCCGACCTTTTCTGTCTTGCTCGATTGGTTGAAGCTTGATTAAAAAGCGCCGTTGCAGGTCACGGTCATTTTTGAGCGCGATTCCCGTTGCGGTCTCCTCGATTAAAATTTGATACGGATCGTATTTTTTTACAAGCGCATCGAATGCTCGTCGCAATTCTTGGTACTCGTAAATGCGTCGTTCCATGTGTAGTAAATAATATACGCGGCCAAGCAGCATCCAGACTGTGCACACCGTCCAGTCACTCTGCCCACCATCCTTAAGGGCAGTATCCCAAGACATGAAAACGCGTTTGTATTTCTGATCTGCAGGTAACGCCGTGTAGTAGTGAATCCATGGCCGCTTGATTAGAGTGCCGGCCCATCTCGGATTTTCAGCTATCCAGGCAAGCGCGAATACCGTCGAATCGACTTGGTCGTCATATCTCGAGTTGGGAAACGACAATAGTTCGCTCAGATATGTCTCAAGCCAATCTGCGTTCTTTAGAAATAAAACGAAGCCACCTTCAATTTTGGCAGTCTGGCCCCGCAATCGCATGATCTTGTCGCCTTCCAGAGAGGGGGCGGCTTGTGCAATCGAAAATCCCTCAGCGCGGAGCTCTTGAATCAAGGAAGATCCAGAAGCCTTATCTTCCACCAACACGACGGTTGCGTGGTGAAGTGCAGCGACGTGTTTTACGGTCTTTTTAAGATCGGGAAACTCCAGCTTCTTTCGGAAAACGTCGTGCAAATAGGCTTTTCCGTCCTTAACTCCCCAAGTCGTGCAGACGCTGAAGTTAGCAAGTTCGGTGTCTTTAACCGCCGTATCCCAGCTCTGAAGGATCGTGCCGAAGTCGTCTGGCTTCTCCTCCGGTGTATAGAATTTCAACCACTCGCGCTTGACGATATTGCCGTACGGCGGCTGCGGGTTCTGCTGATACTGAGCGGCAAAATTATAGTCTGTCATGCCCATCCGAATCGATTTCAAGATCGTTCGCGGCGTCAGGGAGGGTTGAAGAATTTCTCCTTCCTTTCGATAAAATCGAGTACTTTGGTAAGGACTTCGAATCTCATAGTATTCATCTTCTTCGGCGATCGCTGAGAATGACAGCACCGTCCACCGCTCAGTTTCCTGCACGTGAGCGACAAGATCATCAGCGTGCAACCTTTGCATGATGATAATGATTGCGCCTTCTTCCTGTCTGTTGAGGCGACTCCGCAATGTATTGTCGTACCATTCATTTACGCTCTTGCGTTGCGCATCAGAAAGTGCCTCGTCAGCCTTCAATGGGTCGTCGATCACGATCACGTCTGCGCCACGACCTGTGAAACCGCCTGCGACCGAAGTGGAGAACCGGAATCCACCTCGGGTGGTTTCAAAGTCTGCTACCGTGTCTCTGCTGCGCGATATCCGGGTGTCGAACAGTGATTGATAAAATGCGCTGTTCATGAGGCGACGAGAGTTTCGCGCCAACGTGTCGGAAAAATCCTGGGCGTAAGAGACGCAGGCTACCTGCTTTTCCGGGAAATGCCCCAAGAACCAAGCAGGGAAGGCGATGGATGCGGAGTGAGACTTCAGATGTCGCGGCGGAAGATTGATGATCAAACGCTTGCAATTGCCGTAAGCAACGTCTTCGAGGGATTGCGCAATCAGTTCATGATGCCAATTGTATTCGAAGGTTGCCGCTGGATTTAGCTCGATAAACGATCGGTGTATGAACGCGAGCAGATCCGTCCGAAGGATCTCTGCGATCATGCTGGAGGGGGAGACTGTCATTTAGTCGTCCCCCCGTTTTCCCCAAGGTCGCAAGCGGCTGTGCACCGCACGAATTACCTCAAGGTCGGCATCGGACAGGGGATATTCAGAGGGCTTAGATGCTGCCGCGCGCGTTTCGATCTCATCAAGCCGATCAAGGAATTGACCCAAAAGCTTGGGGTCGCCCATCGCGCCCTTGTTCGCAAGTTGTATCGCGGCCGACTTGGCCTTCGAAATTTTCCGCGGTTTTCCGTCGATGGTCACACTGACCTGATCGCGCGCCGCCTCCATTATAAGGGTGGCTAGGTTCTTGCTGCCCTTAGGGCGCCCGGGCCGATGTCGGCCGTCATTCTTTTTGAATTGGGTGTCTTTCGGTGGTTTGCCGCGGCCGACCTCATATTCACCTATGCTTGAGACGGACTCCTTTCTGCGTGTGCGTTTTTCTTTTCTTATTTGTTGCTTTTTGCTGAAAAGCGTTCTGCCGATCCGTTTTCTTCCATCTGCCGTTAATCGTACCCGCTTGACCATTTTTATTGCGCTCCGTCCGCTTAGCTTTTACCCGGTCGAAACTCAAATCAGAATCGATATGTATGGCTTCTAAGCCATAGACCTCCTCGAATCGCTTAATGATGAGATCGGCATAATGCAGATCGAGCTCGATGCCGTAGCCGAGCCGGCCGGTTTTTTCGGCGGCGAGCAGGGTGGTCCCGCTACCGGCAAAGGCGTCTAGGACAATGCCGCCTCGCTTCGAGCAATCGAGGATGGCGTCGCTGACCAGGGCGAGTGGCTTCGGTGTGGGGTGCCCGGCAAGTGTGGCGTCCCGGTCCTTTGCGAAACTGCTCATTCCGAGATATTCCCAAATATTCGTTCTGCTCCTTCCAAAGCGCCCGAGTTCAACATTGTTGATGTGCTTGGCACGGCCGTTTTTGTATACAAAAATGAACTCGTGGGCGGATCGGTACAGCGAACCCATCCCGGCATTGCTTTTCGACCAAACGCAGATGTTTTTGAGTTCGGTATATGCATCATGGGCAGAATCGGTCAGTTCTCGAATATGTCGCCAGTCCATGCATACGAAATGGATCGATCCGTCGATGCTGAATTCTGCGAGGTTCGTCAGAGCGCGCCGTAGGAAGTTGGTGAATTCCCGCCGGTTCATCTCGCCGGACGCCATCGCGAACTCGCGATGCCGCGCCTTGCCTAAGCCAGAAACGTTACCGGCGATCCGGACATTGTAGGGCGGGTCGGTAAAGACCAGTTGCGCGCGCTTTCCGCCGAGCAAACGTTCGTAGCTTTTGGGCTTGAGTGCATCCCCGCATAGCAGAAAGTGGTCTCCGATCTGCCAGCAATCGCCAAGTCGCGACACCGCAGGGAAGGAGCGGTCAATCTCCGGTATCACATCCGCGTCGTCCGGCTCTTTATCGCTCGCCTCGCTGACGATGAGATCGATCTCGGCCATTTCAAAGCCAGTGACCGTGACGTCGAAATTTGGTTGGACGGAAAGCTCTTGAAGCTCGAGAGCAAGTAAGGCGGGATCCCACCCGGCCTTTTCGGCGAGCCGATTATCGGCGATGACATAGGCTCGGATTTGAGTTGGGCTTAGATGGTCTACCCGGACGGTGGGGATGTCAGTCATCCCCATGGACATCGCAGCAACAACCCTGGCATGGCCCGCCACGATGCCATCCGAACCATCGATCAGAACGGGATTTATAAAACCAAATTCCTGGATGCTGGCAGCGACTTGTTTGATTTGCCGGGGTGTGTGCGTGCGGGGATTTTTGAGACGGGGTTTGAGCTTTCGTGGGTCTTTGTATTTGATGGCCAGCGTCTTCACAGCGCCCCTCATGCCCGGCGTTTAAAAGATCGCGCAGCTCATTGAATCGCGAATCAAAGATTTTTGGAAGTTTCCCATTTCTTTTGCCAGCTTTCCATTTCCGCGAATTCTTTTCCCAATTATTTTTCGACCTCAGAATCGTGAAAAACACTTGTGACACAGGGGCTTTCTGCATCTCTCCCGTCTACCGGCGGCAATTTTCGCGTTTTTCCCAATATTTTTCCCATTTCTATCAGAAGACAGGTTCGATGTCGACTGCATCCGCCACCACGCAGTCCGATGCGAACCGACGTTTCCTGGTCTCTAATGAATAGCCCGCAATTTGCGGGCGTTTTCGGGTTCAAATGCGGGACAGCTGTTCGCG